AAGGTTCGGTCTGAATGGGCCGAACCTGATTGCGCCTAGGGGTGCTTAGCTTCCCATACTGGAACATCGACAAAGTCCAAGATAACGGACACTCAGATAGCCAAGGAGATTGTCGGTAGGGAGAAGTTCCAGGTATTGGATGCTAGGCAGGTGGGGGAGGCGGAGACCTCCCGGGGGTACCACAGGGTCCGTGGTAATAATGGACCCGACTGGGATATACCTAATAACGACGTTGGAACTGTGAGCCATGCCATTCTGGAGCGTGTATTTTTCGTAAAAGATGGATGTGGAGGTTTTAAGAGAGCACCCAAACCCTGGGAGCACAGCTCAGTAATTGAAGAGCCGAAACCTTTCTTTGCAGCGCGTCAAAAGATCAATCAACGATTCAACAATTTCAGTAGGATGATGATGCAACTTGCCACAGAGCATGGTGAAGTCAGCCCGTTAACAGACGATGAATTTCTGTCATATTACGGTGGGGCTAAGCTACGCTGTTATGAAGCTGCTGTATTGTCGCTGCGCGAAACACCTTTCGCAGCGAAGGATTGTTGGGTGAAGGTTTTCACGAAGGATGAGTACTGTAAACCAAACGGGGCACCGAGAGCCATACAGCCCCGTTCACCCAGATTTAACGTCAAATTAGGTCGGTACATAAAACACATAGAACATGAGATCTTTCATGCGATAGATGAGATATTTGATCCATCACTCGAACACAAAACAGTAGCTAAGGGAATGAATATGATCGAACGAGGGAACGTCATTGCAAACATGTGGAATAGTTATAACGATCCGGTTGCTATCGGCTTAGACGCAAGCCGATTTGATCAACATATCAACCGATTGTTGTTGGAATATGAACATTCTATTTACCACATGTGGAGCACCGGCAGTGGGGATGATTTACCCCCACTCGCCGCCTTGTTAAAAGCACAGATCGAAAATCGAGGGGTTTACCACGGAAAAAGTGGAAGCATCAAGTACCAGGTGGACGGGTGCAGGATGTCTGGAGATATGAATACCAGCCTCGGTAATGTGATTATCATGACCACTCTGATGCACTCGTACTTTGAGTCAAAGGGGTTGTTAGGGAAGGTGAAGCTATTGAATGATGGAGATGATTGTGTAATCATCATGGATAGGCAGCATGTAAGGAGATTTAAGGATGGATTAAAGGAATGGTTTTTAGAAATGGGATTAACAATGGAGTACGATGGAACATACACTAGTTTAGAGGAGATCGAGTTCTGCCAGAGCAGACCGGTATATGACAGTGTACATGGGTACCGTTTGGTGCCACGGCCCACTAAGAGGTTGTATAGTGATTTGATAACAACCAAGAATATTAGCGTGAAGAAGGTATACAACAAACAAGTTG